TGTACTGCAGTGCTACTTCGTAGTTGTCCTGAAAATGGAATGTCGCGGTATCCCCTTGTTCTTGCCTCTTCCCGATCGCGGCCCCTGTACGTTCGTTCCCCATCATGCCCATCTGATTTTGCCACTGACCAGAGGTCATCATCATCTGGTTGAAGGCAGTCTCCATGCCTTGCTGATAAGCGGGGGCGGCATTGGGTGGCTGGGTGCGCTGAGGGGGCGCGATGACCCGCTCGGGATTATCATCATCCACATCATTATAGATCAGAACTGAGTGGTTTGTGGTGTTCGCAGTGTTCCACATCGACTCGAGTTCCTCGATGGCCTTGGCACTCGCGACCCAAGGAGTTTTGCCCTGGAGTGCCACAAACTCGACCTGTGCCGAGGCATTGTAGTTATACATCCGCTGGGCATCCTTCATGCCCCTGGTATGGCCCTTCCGGTCAAGCTGGCCTTCAACCACCGTCTCTTCCCCGATGACCCTCACCAGCGGGATGTACTTCCCCGGCCAGATCGTTTCGTCAATGATCTTGCTTCCGGCGATCAACTTCCACTCAACCGTGGGCTCTTCGACCGGCCTGGTTCGGGTCATCGGATCATCCAGGATGGACCACATGTTCCTCGGCAGCATGGATTTGCGAATGGTCTTCCGCTCGTTCATGTGGACGAACGAGATCAGCGTATCGGACTTGTTCACAATCCGAAAGTACTCGCACAACCTGATGTGGTCCCGACTCACCCAGTCGTCGTCGGTTCCGGCTATGCCAAGGGGACTCATCCCAATCGAGTCCCGCTTGAACTTCGGGTACTCTTCCTCGAACTGTTCCCAGGGGATGTTGTCAAACACCAGCCCAAACTTGGCGTCACTCCCATCCTTTTGCTGTATGTCCGGGTCCAGAAACACGGACAGAGGGTCGTTCACCGGCTGGATGTAAATCTCCTGGTCGAACGTATCTGGGTCGGCATAGTCAGTGGTAAGTCTCCACCACCCAATACCCCCATCGATCTGCCAGCCCCGCGCGACCGTATAGGCGCTTTGGGCTCGTGACACGTATTCGACCCGACGTATCACCGACTGAAACATCTCAGCCGAACTAACAGTCGCCCCATTTCCAAGCCCCACGATCTTGACCGAGCTCTTATTCTTCCTGGCCTCATTCGAGATCTGGAGATTGTGCTGCTTGATGATGTTCATCGTCAAACAGGGCCGGTTAGCGACCTCGCGAGACTGCCGGATGGCATTCGGCCACTGATAGCCGTTATCGCTATCGCCAATGGCGAACTTGATGTCATCCAGGTATCTGCCCCGGGCATTCCCCTCCCACTCCGCGCACCGATCGTAGCGCTTGCGTGCCTCTTGCACAACCGGGTCATCAGTTAGCGCAAGCACCGCCGGATCATCCCCTGCACTCATCCCAGCCACCCCTGGCCGCTAGAGCGGCTATCCGAGAGTCGATCCATGATGGCTTTCCGTGTTGACTCACCGGCAGACCGAAGCCGGTCTGCGACTGAACCCTTGTCCTTGGACCCTGATTTGGCGCCCACCCCAAAGTACCTGAAAGCATCTGCCCCGTCCGAGGCCCAATCGTGCAGCGGCTCATTTGACTGCTGGCCATCGACAATCCGATAACGGTAATGCCGTAGAGCGTTCAGCCCATCGGTACACTCGGTTTCGTCAAACCAGCAGTTCGGGAGAATCATCCGAGCCGCGTTGATGCCATCAACCAAGGAGAGCTTCGGCACAATCGAGACCCGATAGCCGGCCTGCCGGACGGTCTCTTCGATAGTGCGTTTCGATCCAAGCCTCTTCGCTTTGGCATCATGCGGGAGGTTCATCGTCCCGTACACATACCCCCGATTTTGACACTCTCTCAAGAAATAGGTGATGTCCTGCCCAGAATCTTCAAAATACGCCAGGAGCCGGTATTGCATCGCCACCCGTTGCGTGAACCATATGGCTGTGTTGTCAGCCCGGCCCAGATCCCAATACGTATCCACCGGCCATTCCCGGTCCCAGGGCACCGAGCATATCCGATTCTGGACCTGGGCTGCCCTGAGCTCTTTGGCATACACCACGCCCTCAAGCATCTGAAGGCAATGGCCTTCCCAGACATTAGCATAATAGTCTGGGTCGCGAGCCCGATCAAGTTCCATTTCAACCCGGAGAACTTCTGGAAACCACGGATTGTCCCTGTAGGTCATCTTGACAACCGTCGAGGTATCCGGATCGGCTCCCTTCACAAATCTCTGATAGGTGTAGTCGGTCTCGAGCTCTGGGTTGAAGGTCATCCAGATTTCGCTGTTGGGCTTCCGAATGGTCGGGATCAGCACCCCCCAACTCTGCTTCGAGATCTTGATGGCCTCTTCGGCCCAGGCATAGTCAATGCCCTCATAGCTCTTGATCTTGGCCGAGTTATTCTTGATCCCCTCATACGAGAAGGTCGTGCCGTTTTTCCCGATGATCTTGGCGGCCCGAATGTCATAAAACCCAGAGAGACCCAAGGCCTCGATCTGATCCGACAACAGCTTATGGACGGATTCGGTGATGGAATTCTGGAGCTCTCTTACGCAGAGTACTCTGGCAGGCTTCTCAGTACCTATAAGCAGAAGCGCCCGGGCTACGCCCCAGCTTCTTCCAGCGCCCCGGCCGCCCCACAGGACCTTGGTCCGCTTGGGCTCGAAGAGGCACTGTAGGGCCTTGGGGAAATCTGCCTGAACGGACATGGACTACGCCAGTTGGTGCGAGAGGGGGCTTTGCTTGTCAAAGGTGGGTGTGGGGGGCCGAAGCCCCCCATCCCGTCTCGCCTTACAACTCTGCGCTGGCCTTGATCTTACCAGTCGAGTTATTGGAGTACAAGAACGACGCAATGCCAGCCGCCGGAATCGTGGTGGCCGTGCAGTTCACCAACACCTGGTTCAGGCTTGCTACCGTGCTTGTGACAGTAGCGGCGCTTGCCAGGGTCGTACAGGCCCCGAGGGTGGCCTGAGTCGTCGAAGTCGGACTGGCAAACCCGTTAGCGTAGGTCATCGTCGGGGCGATTCGCATCGTCACGGGCAGCTGAACAATACAGTTCGTATGGGTCGTATCCACCGCCGAGCACGGTGCGACAATGTAGATGGCCGCCGACTCATCCAGCTCATAATAATACCTCTGCTGGAGCGAGGTCTCTTGCTGGTTGGTACGGCGTTCAAAACTCGACGCTGGGATGGTAGCAGCCGAGTACCCGACGGTGGTCGAGGCATAAGCAGCCAAGGCCGCATTTCGAGTAAGCTGGATGCCTTCAAATGCCAGGTAGTCATTCGTGCCAGCCGTACCGACGGGGGTCCAGCAGAGAGCCACGCCAATCTCAGTTGCCGTCGCCGGGATCGTCGCAACGGCTACATACCTGCCAGCCGTCGAAACTCCGCCCAGGCTAATGACCGCTGCCGTGGCATTGGCCTGACCAGTCCAGCCTACGCTTCCACCACCACCGGCGTTCAGGCCCCAGGCAAGCTTCTGCATGCCCTCGTCCGAGCCCGTTCCAGTGATGATATACGCCGTCATGTTGGCGGAAGCCCCGGAGAAGTTCGCTCCGGTGTAGGCATGGAAGTCCAGTTCCGCCGTCTGGCCCTGGAACTGGTACGAGTTGGCCGATTCGACTTCTTGTGCCATACAGACCTGCACGACGCCCGTCTGACCCGAGGTCCGGGCCATCTTGAAGGCGTACTGGTACGCTGGGGTGATATCACTTGCAGTCGAGTCCCGGCTCACAGTAACTGCTGTGTTGGTGCCCGACCAGTAAGCCCACCGATCCGGCCCACCATAAGCAACAGTGGTGGTCTGGCTTGCGCCAGTGGTGGCCCGCTGCCAGAGGTTGGTGGTGGCATCGCCGCCAATCAGCACATTGGCCCTCGCCGGAAGGGTCGAGCCATACCCAGCCATCTGGAGGGTCGTGATGGCCTCCGAGGCCGGGTTCAAGCCCGAGGTCAGATTCGTGTCCGCGGGCAGGGTCTCAATCCCAGTCAGGGGGATGGTGGTGGGGTACTGGGTTCCACCGGCCGGTGGGACACCGTTCGTGAACAGCCCAGCGGCAAGTGCCGGCTGGAAGCTCATGGCTGCGCAGAGCGCCCCAGCCATCAAGGCAACAAAAAGCTTTTTCATTGCATTCTCCAAAAGTCGCCAGGCTGAGGCACCGACAGTCGTAGTGGCGACGGAACCACGACCATCAGAGAGGACAAAGCCCCTCTTCTTATTCGCCATCGGCGAGGTACTTCATCGTATCTGCAAGTGCAGACCCAGCATCGGGGTTCTGCCCCCGAGCGACCTTCGGCGGGATGACCCTGGGGGCTTCCTTGTAGAACTGCTCCGAACTCCGGTATTCGCCAGTCTTCGGATCGCACGAAGACTCACAGACCAAAAATCCGTTGTCGATCTTGCGAGTCGAGACCGTGTGGTTCTCCCCATACCGAGGGGGCTGATCCACCAGCGCCCGGGTGTCATTGAGTCTCTTTGCCATCACTTGCGCCCTCCGATCTCGTTCTTGGACTTCGGTTTGGGAGCACCCGGCCCAGGCCCATCCGGCCCGCTTTGCCGCTTCAGCTCATTGATCGCCCCGCGCAGCCCATCCTCCGGGCCCTGCCGGTCGGTGGCGTACTTGACCGCTGATTTGGTCTCATTCCCGACTTCCGAGCCGCCCCGCTTCGCGGCTGGCCCTTCGTGCCCACCTTTGGGCTCCTTGGCCTCCCCTCGGTTCATCTTGGCTTCCTTCGCTACTGGTTTCATCATCTGAGTCAGTTCCTTTTCTGTGTTGGGGACCGTGCCCCGGCTCTCTTTATACTACGCCCCATGCGCCCGGGGCGGTAGATAGGCGGGGCCTTGCGGCCCGCCGTAGTGGCTTCGGGTCCACCACATGCAGCACGCTACGGGCGCTACGCGCTGCTTCCAAAGCCTCTACGAAGTTTCCGCTTACTTGAGCTACGCCCAGTACCTCTGGAACAAGCTTCTTACAGGCCACCAGGCCAATGACCTCTCGCCCTGTGGCCTTGCGAAGCACCGGCAAATAGAGATTCTCGAGCTGCCCGTGGCCGACAAGGGTCCAGGTGTACTTGACCTCCACCACCACCACGGCGTCACCAACAGTCAGAAACAAGTCCGTCTGGCACACGCCCCGCCCATTGGCGTCCCAGAACTCCCACCATTGCCCATGAGTCGCCCCAGGCAGCATGCGGGCCAGCGCTCGCTCGTACCTCAGCCCTGCTGCCTTCGCACCCCTGGGCTGCGAGACGGGAATGTTGCTGGGCCTCTCGATGGCCCGGGCCGAGACCAGGCCTCGAACTGTCCTGTACCCGCTTGGGCTGGAAGCTAGCATACCGACCCCGGAACCTGTGCCTGGAGCTTCGCACACACCGCGGAGCTCTTCTGGTCTTCCAGTATACTCAGACTATTCTTAATCGTCTGGCGAAGCCCAAGCAACAGCGGGTCTCCCGGCGCATCATGCAGCTTGACATCGATGTCTGCGGCCTGAGTCGTGAGGACCTGGATCTGGCCGTCAAGGGCAACGATCTTCGAGTCCAAAATCCCGGCCGTGATCTTCTCCAGATTGGTGTTAATCTGACTATACTGGTTCGCATATGCCTTCGTGGCCTCTGCGAGTTGCTCTCGGACGAACTCTCTCGTTGCTGGTGCAAGCGGCTCCAGCTGCGGCACCGTCGAGACGACTGATCCTAGAAGTACAATTCCCCCTGCCACTGTACTAATCATCGCAAGTACTCCAGTTAACTTCATCTCTCCAAACATCGGCACGGCGTTACTCCATGTTACGGCTTTGCCGCAGAAGGGCTTTTGTCCGAGGCCAAAGGTGGAGCCGTAGGCTCTGGTTTCGCTGCATCCGCGACGGCCTGCACAAGCTTGTTGTGCCACGCGAGGGCATTGTTGGCGACGGCCAGCCCGCCGGACTTGGTCGCCAGATCGAGAAGGGTGTCGAGCGCCTGGAGCTCTTCGGGTGTGGCCGAGAGCGAGATGGGTTTGGGAGCGTCAGCGGCGAAGGCTGGGGTAGAGAGCAAGGCGAGGGCAAACAGCAGACGCTTCATGCTAGTTCACCGGGGCCGGGTCTACGATGGCCTTCTGGGAAGTGGCCTTCTCGCTCGACTGGATGTTAGCGATGATGCCCTGCCAAACAGCGGCCAGAGCGGACTTGACCGGATCGGGGTTCGGGAGGGTCGCTGCCGCGCACGTGCCCTTGGCCGGGTCGCAGTTCGGATCGTAGGCCGGGTTCGGAATTGTGGGATAGGCCGCCGTGGCCCACGCCAGCCCGCGCTGGGCATTGGGCGCAGTGATCGTAGTGGAGTAAGTCGAGGCCCCGATGGTGAGCGTGACGGGGACAGCCCAAGCCGGGAAGGCCAAGAGCGCGAACGCCGAAGCGAGAAGAAGCTTTTTCATTCTGAGTTCTCCTTTGTGGATCATGTTAGTCGCCTACCCACGCGCTGCCGTTATCGAATACTGGGCAGACCACGGCACCGCCACCTGTCAGCGCCGCACCGGCCACGGCACAAGTGGTGAGCTGGTCGGTGACGTAGGCTTTACGACCGGCCGTGCCAGCCGCAGGCAGCCCCGCGACGGTGAAGCCTGACGTGCGGAGCGTGCTGGCCTCAAGCGGCGCATAGGCGCTGTCGTCGGCGAGGCGGACTTGCAGGATCGTCGTAGACCGCTTGAGGGCGGGGAAGGAAGAGGTGGTGCCGCCCCATTGCACAAGCGGGGCGTCAGACAGCGCCCAATTCAGCAATGTAAGCTGATTGGCGACTGTCGCTTTGAACCCTGCCCCTGCACTGAATGCGGATGATGTTGCCGCAAACATACCTCCGACAGCTTCAACATCGCCGCTAATTCTACCAGACGAACCGAGATACAAATTCCTCGGCCTCGTCGCCCCGTTCGCGCCGATGTCGTAGGTGTTGTCGGTGGTAGCAAGAATATGGCCAGTGGACTGTATAGACCACGTTTGCGTAGTACCGGTTCCGCCAGTGTAAAAGAAAATCGACCCGGGCGTACTAAATGCTAGGTTGCGCGCGCTTCCTGTCCCGTTTGCTTTGGTTGCTATCGTCGCCAGATTTGCCGCTATTGACGAATAATCTACCGACAGCCACTCACCGTTAGAAGCATCCGTGAACGTGTTGTAAACGCGCAGGGTCTGAGCATTCACCCCGTTGCGCTGGGCGAGGGTGTTGGCGGCGTCGCGGGCAATGATTACGTCGGGGGCGCTTACGCTGCCCATACCAAATTGCGAACCGGAGATATTAAGGTACGTTGTCAGCGTATTAAGATATGGAGTGCCACCGCCAGCTAAGGTCGTGATGCTGCTGGCGTTACCGGAGTTTAATTGCGCAGAGCCGGTAGTGACGCCGTAGACTCCGTTTATGAAAAGATTGCCCGTACGATCGATTGAGAACTCGCTCGTCGTCCCGCTCGCACCGCCATAGATGTTGAAGAACTTGGTGCTCGCTCCCCGCGCCGTGTCCGTGATCCGAAGCGCAAACACATCGGGCGAGCCGCTGGTGTTCAGCGTCCCCGCCAGATCAATCAGCGAGTGCGTGTCCGTCCCGGTCAGGGAGTAGCCCGTGACCTTCAGCGCATTTGTATTAACCGCTGGCGCGAGGTTAAGCGTCCCACCAAGCGTACTTGTTCCCGTCACACCCAGCGCATCCGTCCCAATAGTGGCTCCACCAACAGCCACCGAGGTCGGCGTGATTGCCCCGAGCGATAGTGTAATCGCCGGATGCGTTGTGGGATTGGCAACCGAGCCCGAGACTCCATTCGCGGTCACAACCGAGACAGTCGTGACAGTCCCAGACCCTCCACCCCCCGAGCCCGGTGGGGTGCTAATTTGAAGTGCAGCAGCAGGGCTTGCTAGTGCAAGCACCAGGCCAAGAGCTGCAAGCAAGAACCTGTGATGTTTCATGATATCGGCCCTTACTGCTGCTGCGCAAAAAACGTATCGCCAGAGGTCCCGGTGATACTCACCTGATCCGTCGAGACGACATGCGCCGAGTCACAGTTCACAGATTGACCCGCGGCGAGCTGGACGGAAGTTGCCTCAGTTGCCGAGGCAATCGGTCCAAAGAACACCCACATCGTGTTCGTGCCATTGTTCTCAATCGTGCAGCTTCCCCGGACGGCATTGGCCGCCCACAGGCTTTGAAACGTGTTGGTGCTTGCGATCGTACTCGAGGCATTCCCCCCGGTCGAGGCCCGGGGTTCCGGCAGCGTCACCACCGGCTGGCCAGCAGCCGCCAGTGCCATCGCGGGCGCTAACGCCAGGCAGAGCCCAAAGACCAGTCCTACAAAGTTCCTGCCGTTCATCTTGTGTTTCCTTTCGCCGCCGCGTCCACTGCTTCAGTCACGATCGCTTGCACTTCCTCGGCTCTGGCCTTGCCTGTGGCTTCGCCAGTTTTCTGCCCGGCCAAATTCCCCTTGGCCACTCCAGCCGATTCGGCCAGGGCCGAGATCTTCTCAATCACCCCATCAGTCTGGGCTTTGACCTCATCCACGGTTTTGTGCATGTCCGAGACTGACTTCGAAATGGCCTCTCGTGCTCGCTGGGCCGAACGGTTACTCAGCAAGATGACCACCACCGGGATCAGCGACGGGACAACCGCTCCCAGCAGCCCGTACAACCCGATGATGTTTGCGTCGCTGAGAGGCACCGGGAGCGGTCCTACAGTCGGCCAAGCAGCAGCAAGACCACCAGCACGAGCACCACAAGGCCGAGGACTCCGCCCCCATAATAGCCTGTGCCGTAGAACGGCCCACCACCGAAGCCACCGAACCCACCCAGCAGCACGATGACCAGAATCACAACCAGAATAAGCCCAATGGACATAGCCTCAACCTCCGTTTGTGTTCTTGTTAGTGGCCTGGCTGGGCGGAGTCGTATTTGCCATCGGCACGCCAGCCGCGACCTGGTTGGACGTACTTATTGGGGTGATCTTCGCGGCTTTCTCCACGGTCTTGGCATCCGTATGGCCGAGAAGGCTCCAGACCGTCGCGGCAGCAGCCACAAGTCCACCAAGCCCCGCGACCAACGCTGGCAAGTTCGCCGGATCAATCCCGAGCTTGGAGAACACCAGACCGCCTGCGGCAGTCCCGCCAAGGACCTTCAGAATGGTCAGGGCTAGGGATTCCCATTGTGCCTGGGTCATGTGGGGGACTCCGGCGAGGCCTGGATCGCCGCGTGAAGCTGATCAGAGATCGCCTGCAGCTGTGCCTCCTGCGCGTCGCTGACCTGCTTGCCTGATAGGATGGTCGCGATGGCCGAATACACCGGGCCGAAGTCCACTGCCAGAGTTGCAATGGTCGGTCCAAGCTGAGTGGCAAGGGCCAGAATCTCTTCAATGATCGCAAGCATGGGTTAGGCTCCTTTCAGGGGCAAGAAGTCGCGCAGCGCCTGCGCGGCCGAGATCACGGCCGAGACCAGATTCGAAACCCCAATTGTGTTCCCAGGGTTCGCCTTCTGGAAAGCCCGCAACTGCAAGAGCGCCGTGTACGCGACGTTCTCATCGGCTTTCGCCTGATGAATAACCGCGGTCTCTTTGCAGGGCTTTGCCAGGGCAAAGTGTGTGCCAGCAGGACACCAGCCAAGAGCCAAATAGGCGGTCAGGACTCCGGCAGCTCCAATGTATGCCGACTCGGCCGTGGCCTCGGAGTTATTGTTAACCGGGTTGGGCAGAGTGGTCGAGCACCCTGCCAGCATCACAGCCAGTGTTATTCCAGCAATCCATTTCATCTTTCGTCTCCTTCTTCAGGTCGCCCGAGGATCAATCTGCAGAGTTGTCATCTGAGTCCGAACCCGTGTCACCACATCGCCTTTGGCAACATGCCCGCCTGGGCAGTCATGGTGATCCGCCGGGCAGTCCTTGTGGAACACCAGATCATGCTCGGGCGTCAGACCGAGTTTCAGGAACAGCACTGCTAGAGCAAACACCGCATTATCCCGAACAAGCGCCCCGTCCCCCGAGTCAAACTGTTCCGTGCTGTAGTCCCCGACCATCTCGATTCCCAGATGGCTGTGGTTGAAGCAGGTCGAATGGATGCCCCACTCGGTCAGCGGAGTAAACCCATTGATGAACTGCCGCGAGATGAACAAGTGCGGCCCGGCATGCCAGCCAAGGCCCTCGTAATATCGCTGGAGGTTAAGGATTCTCTGATCGTGCGCTGGGCCGCTTTCGGCCCACTGCCGAAGGCTCGGCGCCCCGGTGTTGTGGAGGCAGATCCCGATTGGCCTGGCATGCTCGGGCGAGAACTGCCCCCAGCTCGTGGCCGCGACACGGCTCGCGAAGGCCGCTCGACTATATGGGGTCCTGTCAAAATCCTTCCACATGACCTACCCGCTCGTCCAGATATCACACTCGCCCGCAGCCCCGGCCGCGTTCCTACCACCACCACCGCCCGGTGGCTGTCCTACCACAGTCGAGGCACCGCCATTGCCCCCATAAACCGAGCCGCCGCCGGTCCCGGCCGAGCCGCTTGCGCCGCCACCACCACCCCCGCCCCCATAAATAGATTGTCCTCCGACACCACCGTTCCCGGCGGTGTTACCCCCTCCGCCGCCGCCTCCACCGAAACCGCTCGCAAATCCGGGGCTAGTTGCTCCGGTAGAACCGTTTCCCCCGCCGCCACCACCCCAGAACCCAATCGC